AAGATTGGGGTATCACACCTGTATCAAATGTACCAAAAGAAGAATCACAACCAGCTATTGATCCAAAAGTATTAGAAGATTCAAATTTAGAACTTTCAAAAGTAAAATCAGATGTATCAGATATTAAATCTATGATGAACGAGATTATGCAGATTGTATCCGAAAAGGAAACTATTACAAAGGAGCTTTCTGATGAACAAGTAAATCAAAGATTTAAGGACATTGAAAAGATTGTACTACCATTTTTGTACAATCTTTCCAAGTCCGATGAGCCATATATTCATTGGCCAAATAGAGGTCCAATTATTAAGGCTCAAATAGAAAAGTTACTAAAACTAACGAGAGGTTAATTATGAACTTTAAGCAATATCATAAAGAACTAAAAAAACAAGTGAATGAAGTTGAAGACAAAAGAAATAATGATAGATCATCTACCACTTGGTATGAACTCAAAGAGTTAAAGAAACTTAAATTAAAAGCAAAGGAACAATTAAATGCAACTAAGCAAGAACTTTAGTTTAAAAGAACTAGTTGCCTCACAAACGGCAGATAGGAAAGGGATTAACAATAATCCTAATGAAGACCAAATGAACTCACTTAAATTGTTATGTGAAAAAGTGCTACAACCAGTAAGAGATCATTTTGGAAAAGTAGTCACAGTGAGCTCTGGTTTTAGATCAGAAGAATTATGTGAAGCTATAGGCTCATCAAAAAATTCACAGCATGCAAAAGGTCAAGCTGTGGATTTTGAAATATTTGGAGTATCAAACCAAGAATTAGTTATTTGGATAGATCAAAATTTAGATTATGACCAAATGATTTTGGAGTTTTGGAAAGGTCCAGATGAACCAAATTCTGGTTGGGTACACGTATCATATAAAAAAGAAGGAAATAGAAAAGAACTATTGAGAGCTTTTAGAAATCAATTTGGTAAAACACAATACGAGCCATACAAATATTGAACTCCTGACGAGCTTAATAATATGTATGCGAAAAAAGGCGTCTAAATGGCGCCTTTTTATTTTAGGGTTGACAAATTACTCAAAATGTGATATATTATAAGAATCAAACTTAAAAAAGTTTGGTACAATTCTGTCCAGTACATTTGGTCCGAGACAGAATTAATTTATTAATATATAAAAGGAGTGATTATGTCACACGAAGAAAAACTAGCACTACAAAAGTGGTGTGTTATGGAATGGACAATTTCCAAATTCTATAACAAAGCAGTTGACAATTTAGAGATTGATACAGATCCTGAAGGTCAACGTACAGATCAGACTGAGGAAGACAAAAATGGTCTTATCGGTTCAAATTCAAAACCATCGAAAGCTCAAGGAGTTATCAATACTATCTTCAAAGGTAACGATATTGGTGAGATTAAATTGACCACCAATGGATATACTTTTGAAAAAACGGAAGACGGTAAAGATATAATCCTAGAAAAATTACCAGACAGTGATATATTTGAGTTTTTGGAAGAATCCGTTGACGGCGGACACAGAAAAAGATATATAATCTGGTTCAAACAAAATAAATTTCCTACACACGAAACCTGTAAAATAGGAGGCGGTAAGCGTTGGAAAGACCTAACGCAAGAAGAAAAAGATTTCTTTGATAACTATATTGTTAGATTTGTTATCTATGAAAATCTTTCTGATGACGCTAGAGGATCTCAATTTAGAGATACCAATACAGTAACACCTGTAAATAATATGGGTCATTTAAATTCTTTTGGTAAAAGAGAAATTGCCAAAGTTGTAAGAAGAATGACACGTGCTGTAAAAGGTGTAAATAATATACCTCATCAGTTGTTTGAATACACTTATACAAACACAGATAAAAGTAAAAAAACTTATTCATATTTACATTTCAATAATTCTGATTTGATTATGGACGAGATCACTGCTCGTGTATTTTTAAGAATATACAAAGGCGGTGGACTAGGAACTTGTGGATTCCAAGACCTTTTGGATATGTATGAGTCAAATCCTAGTGAACAAGAAGTAGCAAAGATGACAGAAAAAGCTAAAAAGACTTTAGACTTCTTTCTTCTGTGTTCTACAGCTAAAAAAAGATTAAGAGAAACAAAAGGCTCTGGTCTTAAACTAAAAGAAGTTGCAATATTACATAGATTGTATTGTTTCTTTAACGACTTGTTTGGTGAAGGTCAATGGAATATCATTGACATAGATGAGTTTTATGAAAGCTTTTATAAAACGTACATCGCCTTTACAGGTAATCCCCCAGCTGATACTTTCGCAAAAACCGTGAAAGAACGGGACGGCAAAGAAGACCGTACTTGGGCTGGAGCATGGAAAGGGTATATGGGTATTCACAACAGCGAATGGAAAATAGAGGAATCAGTATTATGGTTTACCTCTATGTTTAATGACTTCGCTAAACATATACTTGTTAAAGATAAAAAGAGAGTCTTCACTAAAGAAGAAATTGAAACCAGATGGGTAAACAATAACTTTAGAAGTGAAGTGAGTGGTAAAAGAATCACTTTAAAACAAGCTGTGGGTGGCCACGGTTTGGCACATGCCTTAGGCGGTTCGACAGATGCTAAAACTAATCTATTTGTTACTTCAAAAGAAGAAAACACCGAGATGGGTATGATGCATCCTAATGATTATAAGAAAGTAATCAATAATTAAATATATGAGAGCCCGAATGAGAGTTGACTTATTCGGGCTTTTATGTTATAATGAACTCTTACAATAAGGATAAAATATTATGACAAAAAAAGAATTTAAATTTGAAAGTATAGACACAACAAAACTTCCTAAAACTGTTGGTAAAAAAGTAGATGGATTTCGTTTCTATGATATAGACGGAAAAGCATATCCATCTGTAACTACAGTATTAGGTATCAGATCAAAAGAAGGTTTACAAAAGTGGCGTGATAGTATTGGTGAACAAGTTGCCAATTGGGAAATGAATAGAGCGGCTCGTAGAGGTAAAGCAACTCATACACTAGTAGAACAGTATCTTAAAAATGAAACTCCATCTATTAGAGATGTATTACCACTTGGTTTATTTAAACTATTAAGACCATATATAGATCAGATTGACAACATACACTGTTTAGAAACAATTATGTATAGTAAGAAACTTACAATCGCTGGTCAAGTTGACTGTATCGCTGAATACAATGGTAAGTTATCTGTAATTGATTTTAAGACAGCAAACAAAGAACGAAAAGAAGATTGGATTGAAAACTACTTCTTACAAACAACTGCATATGCAATTATGTACGAAGAACTATTTGGCAAACCAATTGAACAAGTTGTTATTTTACTTGCTGGTGAAGACGGTACAGTTGCTTCATATATTAAGGAAAAAAAAGAGTATATGCCTATGTTAGAAAAGGCAATACAAGACTTTTATAAATATTATGAAGAAAATAATAAAGATAAAATCAAGCAAGAAGATTAAAAAAGTGGCCCACGTTTTATCGTCAGAGAGGGCTAATGAAAAAAATATTAATCAGTATATTATTCAGTTTATTTACGATTACGGCTAGTGCACAACACGAAACTATGGAAGGAAATGTATATTTCCAAGATATGCCAACATTGTGTAGTACACCAGAAAAAGTACAAGCTTACATAGATCATATGGGTATGAAACCATATCATATTTCTTTAGGTAGAGAAGGTATGAAACCAGATGGAACTCCAGTTTTTATGATTACTTATTTTGTTAATGAAGAAACACATCAAAACGCTGTAGTTATTGATGTACCTAGTGGGATTGAAAGATGTTTGATGTTCCACACATTTGATGTATCAACCGTACAATAGGGTTGACAAAAATATAAAAATGTGATATATTAAAAGAGTTATAACGTGGTGGTTAGTAGCGAGAGTGAAGACCACCATTAGAAAGAGGTGATAATGAATAGTAAAGAATTTAGTTTAAAGATTGAGGGTATAGTCAAAGAAAAAAGAATATCTTATATGGATGCTGTTATTTTATATTGTGAAGAAAATGATATAGACACAGGAACAGTATCGCCGTTAATTTCAAAGTCATTAAAAGAAAAAATACAATTAGAAGCCACTAATTTAAGAATGTTAAAATTTCCTAAATGTGGACAGTTGCCAATATAATGTATGGAGGATTTGATGTTTATAAAGTTTATCTTGGTGTTAAATTACATTTTACATCAAAGACATATGACTATATAAAGTATGGTGGAAAAGTTAATGCAACACTTGATAGTTTTACAAAGAGAAAGGATAGATATTTCTTTCATAAATTAAGTACAAAATATGGACAAACTGATATACTTGATTTCTTTATTGCTAACTTTCTTGCAGATCGCAAGAGATGGATTGGTAATCTTTTACAAAATGATGGTAGAGAAGTCTATCTGGCTTATAAAAAACGTAAAGAGGCCTTTACTTACCACTTTAGAAGTGATTGTATATTGGTCAATGATGATTTTAGTTCTCGTGGTCTTCTTTTTGATGATGGTTTTTTATGTAATAGCGGACAACACCCTAGACTTTTACAACTACTTATCGGAAAAAAGATCGGGTTTCAAACCGCAGTCGTGTTTGACCACTTCTTATCGTTTGTCAAAAATTGGAATTTGGAAATTAAAGAAAAGTTTGTATGGCCTGAAATCGCATCTACGATTACCAGAGTAAAGCCATTTATAAATTTTAATGTAACTGAATGTAAATTAATTATGAAAGAGGTCTTTGTTAATGAGCGATAATATATTACCGGTGTCCAACATTATAGATGATAAACCAATAGATAGAATATATCAAAACATATCAGGTACATTACAATTAATATTAAAAGATGGTTCAATCTATAATAGTAAAATAGATAAGAAGTCAATAAAATTAGATGATGGTACACTAGGCCACGTGTATCACGCAGATGGTAAATGGTTTGATAGAATGGGGTTACCAATTAATAAACCACACAACCTAGTAACCAGAGAACAAAAAGATGGCGAGTAGAGTATTTTGTATAGGTAATGGTGAAAGTAGACAGTCATTAGATTTAAACATATTTAAATCACACGGTAAGATATATGGTTGTAATGCTTTGTATAGAGATTTTACACCAGACGTATTAACTGCTGTTGACCACGGAATAATGCACGAAATATATCAAAGTGGTTATTGTGATAAAAATGAAACTTGGTTAAGAAACTGGACCAGAGTTCCAGCAACAATGTATCATATGTTAGTTTATGGTAATATGAAAAATGAAGATAAAGAACTCATAGACAAATACCAATCAAATAAAATGGAAAACAAACGAGGTGATAAACAAGAGTTTGTATTTCACGGTTCAAATTTATCTGGTAAAGTAAACATACTAAAATCAAATAAAGAGAAAAAAGAGATAGTTGAAAAAAATGTAAATCACACTTCAACTTATGTTAGTTGGACAAGTGAAAACGATAAAGCAAATAATATAGATGATTTAGTTGAAGGTGAAAGAGATAGAGGTTGGGCATGTGGCGCTACAAGTGGACGAGTGGCGACAATAAAAGAAAAAGATTTAACAGAGATGTATTTGATTGGACACGACTTGGTAAGTGATACACATAAAATAAACAATATGTATAAGGGTACAAAACACTATGGATTACCAGAGGCGTCACCAATACCATCTGTCAATTGGATTAATCAATGGAAAACATTGATGATAGAGAACCCTAAAGTACAATTTTTTAAAGTCAATCCAGATGGTAGTAGTGGTAAAACACCA